TTAATTGATAACTTAATGACTAGCTTAAGAAAGTTAGTTCAAGAATTGAATATCGCACTTATCACAGTATGCCATTTAAAAAGACTAGAAGGAAACCGAGACCATGTTGATGGAGCCCGAACTTCTCTTGGTCATCTTAGAGGCAGTGGTGCAATCGCTCAACTTAGCGATATGGTTTTAGGGTGTGAGCGAAATCAACAAGATGAAGAAAATAAAAACATGATGACTATCAGAGTTCTTAAAAACAGATTTTTAGGAAAGACAGGAGTGGCCTGTCAATTACAATACGATGACAAATCAGGTCGACTTCTCGAATTGGGTAACATGCAACTCTCCAATGGACAGGAAAGCCGAGAAACAAATTATTGATTTTGTAGAGGACTACATTCTCAATGACCCATTCTTCAAAACACTAAGTAAGAAGGATCAAAGGACTACTCGCAATACTTTTATTATTGTGATGAGAGCAGTCTACAAAGCCAATAACTTTCCTAATGTTATTCCTATTATCTACTGTCACGATTACAAGTCGGCTCAGGTAATACAGGATGCTATGGAGAAGGTGGCCTACTTCATGCCAAATACAGACAAAATCAGAATAGAAATCACCCACTAAAATTAAGGAGCATTAATGACTAAACAAAAATTAGTCTTTGATATTGAGACGAATGGATTGTTAGACACAATGGACACTATCCATTGTCTTGTTATTAAAGACATAGAAACTAAAGAAACTCAAAGCTTTCGACCTCATCAGGTTGAAGCAGGTCTTAAGATATTAAGCCAAGCAGACTTATTAATAGGTCATAACATTATTAAATTTGATATCCCTGCCATCAAATTAGTTCATCCCGATTGGGATACCAAAGCTGATCTCATGGATACGATAGTAGCCTCTAGATTAATATGGGCAGATATCAAAGATTTAGATTTTCGAAAGATAAGTATCGATAAATCTTTCCCAAGTAAGATGATAGGTAAACATAGCCTTGAGTCTTGGGGTCATCGATTAGATTTCCATAAAGGTGATTTTGGTCAAACAACAAATTGGTCAGAGTGGTCAGAAGAAATGCAAATTTATTGTGAGCGAGATGTAGAATTAAACTACTTACTCTACGAAAAAATTATAAGCAAAAAATATTCTGAAGAGTCTCTTCGATTAGAACATGAATTTCAAAAATGTATTCTGAAGCAAGAAGAAAAAGGATTTATGTTTGATATCCCTGCAGCAGAAAAATTAACTCAACAACTACAAGCAAGGAGAAGTCAATTAAATGATGAATTACAAAAAATATTTCCACCCTATGAAAAAGATGATGGAGTCTTTATACCTAAAAGGGATAACAAGTCTCGAGGTTATAAAGCAGGAGTTCCTATCAATCGAAAGAAAACAATTATATTTAATCCTAATAGTAACGACCATATTACTGATGTTCTTCTTTTAAAATATAAGTGGAAACCAAAAGAATTTACCGAAAACGGAAAACCTAAATTAGATGAAACAGTCTTAGGATCACTTTCGTACCCTGAAGCAAAACCACTATCTGAATATAAGCTAATTACCAAGAGGCTAGGACAACTAGCAGAAGGCAATAACGCTTGGTTAAAGTTAGTGAAGGGTACTCGTATCCATGGAAGTGTCATTACTAATGGAGCAGTCACAGGTCGATGTACACATCGCAGTCCTAACATTGCTCAGGTGCCATCGGTTAATGTTCCTTATGGTAAGGAATGTAGAAGTTTGTTCATTAGTCCTCCTGAACACAAGTTAGTGGGTGTAGACGTTGCAGGTTTAGAACTGCGATGTCTCGCTCATTACTTGCATCCTTTTGATAAAGGCAAGATGGTTGATGAAATCCTGAATGGAGACATCCATTCTAGTAATCAAGAAGCTGCAGGTTTACCGACCAGAAACCAAGCAAAAACCTTGATATATGCCTTTATTTATTCCGCAGGGGATAGAAAACTTGGTGAAATCGTTAATGGTTCTACTAAGGAAGGCAAGGATCTACGTAAAAAGTTTCTGAGTAGAAACCCTGCTTTAGGGATGCTGAAACAAGATGTTGAAGCACGAGCAAAGCAACAAGGATTTTTACGAGGAATAGATGGTAGGCATCTAAAAGTTAGAAGCCTCCATAGCTCATTTAATACTCTCTTACAATCATGTGGTGCAATCATCGTTAAGAAGGCCACAGTTCTATTAAACTCTCGTATCTTATGGGAGCAATGGACTCAAGATGCTCAGATGGTTGCCCATGTACATGATGAAATACAATTACAAGTAAGAGAAACATTGGCTGATGATGTAGGTAGAGCTGCAGTAAAAGCCATTAAAGAAGTACAACATGTATATAATCTTAATTGTCCGCTTGATGGAGAATACAAAATAGGCTCCTCATGGGCAGACACTCATTAAAATACAATTCTGATAATAAGTTCGATGCTGATTTAAACTACGGTAGGTTTCATGAAAAGAAGTTTTTTGAAACAATCAATCTACCTATTAGTAAAGTAGAAATCAAAGCGGAACGTGATTGGTGGGATAAGACTGGCAACATTCTTGTTGAAGTCGAAAGAAGTGGAAAACCCACAGGTATCTCAGTTACCAAATCTAAACTTTGGGTCATATGTTTTACAAAAGCAAAAAGACAATATTTTTCAATTATCTTTAAAACACGAGACCTTAAGAAACTCACACAAAAATATAAAGACAACTTTAAATGGTGTGGGGATGGTAAACAGACCAAAGGAGTTCTTATTCCTTTCAAAGCAATCATTCATGAAATTACCAAAGTCGCTTAAAATCGGACATGAAACAATCAAATTAGAAGTTGTTCCTTCTCACTTAGCTTATGAACTATGTAGAGAAGAGGGTAGCTTCCATCCATCTTTACGCACAATTTTTATCAGTGAAGATATCATAGAAAGAGGTGGTGCATCTCTGGCCAATCTTTTGATCCACGAGATAATGCACGTTGCCTACTGGCTCTATAATTTAAGTAAAGAGTCCAGTGAAGAGGACATCGTAAATTGCATGTCCAACGTCATAACAGAAGTCCTATTTAGGACTGATTTATCAACATATTTAAAAGGAATATTAAATGTCACTAAAAGCAAAAGAACGAAAACTACTAATTGATGGAGATATAGTTGCCTATACCATTGCCGCTGCTTGTGAACAAGCTACCAAGTGGGATGATGATTTATGGACTCTCCATGCATCAGAAAAAGAAAGCTTAAAAAGAGCTTATGATTTTATTGAAAACTACAAAGAGATATTATTCTCAGACCATGTAACTGTAGCTTTATCTGATAAGAAAAATTTTAGAAAAGAAATCTCAGATACATATAAAGCAAGTCGAAAAACTATTAGAAAACCTCTGACCTATAAAGCGATCAAGGATTTTCTTCAAGAAAAGTATGAGACAGTTATCTATCCAAATTTAGAAGCTGATGATGTCTTAGGTATCTTAGCTACCCAAGATGATGGTTTTACTAAAACTATTATTACAAAAGATAAAGACCTAAGAACTATTCCTTCTAATATTTATTTCTTTGGTGAAAAGCAAATGCAAATAATTGAAGAGATAGATGAACCAACTGCAGATTATAATTTCTTAAAACAAACATTAATGGGAGATAGAGTTGATGGTTATACAGGCTGTCCATCCATAGGTGAGAAAACTGCAGAAAAAATCTTGAGCCCACTCAAAGGTAACTTTGAATTAATGTGGGATGCTGTTGTTAGTGAATTTAAAAAGCATGACTTTAGCGATCAAGAAATCCAAACACAAGCTAGACTAGCTCGTATCCTCAGAGATGGTGAATACGATGTTGGCACAGCTCAACCAAAATTATTTGAATGGGGGTATTCAAGATGAAATCAGCAGAATTTTTAAATACTGCATCTATCATTGTTAGTGAAGATAGAGAGATGACCCATGGTCATAAAATACAAAACCATGTAAACATTGCCAATCTTTGGTCGGCTTATAAAAATATAGAAATTACTGCTCATGATGTAGCGGTAATGATGGCTTTATTAAAAATTGCTAGAACAAAAACAGGTAATATTAATAAAGATGATTATGTGGATGCTTGTGGTTACATGAGTATTGCAGGTGAAATAGTGGCAGATGATTAAAAAAGCCAATTCCAACCACTCTAAAGAAAGCAATAACCTAAATTTGGATAAATTCCCTGATGTGTCAGGTGATTTAGTTCAATATTTAGATGTACTTTTCCCTGATAAATCTGCGGATTTACAATGGTCAGATAAAGAAGTCTGGTACAAATCAGGTCAAAGAAGCGTTATTAATTTCTTAATTGAAAAACTCAATCAACAAGAAGAAACAATAATATAATATGTGCTTAGGCGGAGGCGGTAGCAGCAATCCTGCTCCCCCAAAACCACCTGCACCAAGTGTACCTCCTCGTCAGATGAATACTCAAGCGGCTCCAACGCCTGCTGAGTCATCAGGTAGAAGTAGATCCGATGGTGATAGTGTGGAAACCAGTAGAAGAGGTAGAAAAATACTACGTATTCCTCTTTTAAAAGGTATGGGGTCAGGGGTTCAAGTACCGCAATAAAAATAAATGTATGACCAAAGTATTGGTACAGCTCAAGGGCGGTATCAATCATGTATGTTAGACCGAGAAGTATTTCTAGAGAGGGCAAGGGATTCCTCTGAATTAACTCTTCCTACGTTAATACCCCCCAAGTCTGCCAGTAATGTAACTCGATATCCAACTCCCTATCAAGGGATTGGAGCAAGAGGGGTAAATAACTTAGCCTCTAAATTATTATTAGCTTTAGTTCCACCTAACTCTCCCTTCTTTAGAATGAAGATAGATGATTTTGTTATTAAAGAATTAGAGGGTGACCAAAATTTAAAAAC